GTAAATAACTCCGTCTTGTTCCACTTTTAGAACTATAACATCTTCCATTTCGTGGCGACCAAAAGCATCTATGTATGTCTTATGTTCTTGGGATATTATTTTAGATTTAACGCTGTTGGTTTTACTGATTAACATACTTTCGTCATGTAAGTCAAATAAAGAAATTAAAGCAGCTCTTCTAATTCCCCCTGATAAAACAGCATCCGCAATGTGGCAAATAATATCATGGGCTTCGTCTGGAGATAAATGTTCTCCATCTTTTTTTCTGTCTAAGACTTTTTGTATTTGGATTAAACATTCCTTTAATGGTCCTGGTCCTGGTGCTTTTCCCCCAACAGTAACTAGCTCTGCACCTTTCTGTCTAATATCTCTGAAGTCAAATTTGGGCCTTGAACTTGAAAGTCCAAAATAAGATTTCATTAAAACCTTAACTGCATCCGCCCATCCTTCAATTGAATCCCCTATTAAAAATCTTCTGTCTTTAGTTGGGATTTTTATTTCTGGTAATTTATCTACGTGGTGATTTTGAACAGAATATCCAACACCACACCCTGAAAGGAGTAAGAACATAACTTCACTAAATGCCCTCCAATCGTCTATAGGAAGGTAAGAGCAGTTAAATATTCTTGAGTTGTTTATTTCAATTGGTTTTCCAGCAAATTGGAGGCTTCTCATAGAAGGTAATACTTTCTTATCGTAAACAAGTTTATATGCTTCTTCAATTTCGTTTTCAAGTTTGGGGAACTTAGATTGGTGCATTACTTTATTTCTAGTAACGAGCTCTTCCCAAGTTTCTCTTCTCTGTTTTTGGGGAATGTATTTTGCATATTTGTTGTGAATTACTATGTCTGATAGTATTTTCTGTGAGATATCCATATTTAACTTTTTTTTTTAAGGGTTAATAAATATATAACTTTTTCAAAAACCTCGGTTTTAAGCGAGTCAAAAAATGAAGGCGTTTTTGCCTTCAGTCTTGTGTATTTTTCTATGTTTATAAATACATACTAATAAACAAAACTTAATAAAATTAATTGAAGTCCTCAATAAGTAGTTCTACCACCTATTAAATTTTCAATTACCCTACCTGTGCTACCAGAGTTTGGGATTTCGGGGTTGCCTGAAGACACTTGTGTGTGTTTTCCTTTTATATGGATTATGCCCGTAGATGCATCAAAATCGGCGTTGTACGTATATCCATCAGCTCCATATCTATTTTTCATAATATGAAATCTACCAGTATCGTTAATTTTGTCTTCTCTTGTTCTTGAGAGTGACATTGCAAAATCTGCAATCATTAATTTAGAGTAACTTTCTGCTATTTGATCCCCTTCAATAACTTCATCTCTAGCTCCGGTTCTGTTGACCTGAGATGGAGACCAAACGGGAACATTGTAATCTTTTCCAAACTCTCTTGCTTCAGTGTAAAGGTCTTCAAGTTGATTTCTTTTATCTTTATTGTTTTTTACTTTAAGTAAATCTATGTAATCAATTACTATTAAATCGGGTTTAAAGCCATTATTAATTAGTCTTTCGGTGTACGTCTCTACCTCGCCTAAAGTGGTTTTTTGTGCTCTAAATCGCTTAATTTCCAAGGATCCCGGCAATTTACCTATGGCGTCCTTAATTATAGGTTTAGAACTTTTATTTAGTTCGTTTACAGGAATATTAGTAAAATAGGCATCAAATCTCTTACCAACGTAATCTTCATCTAATTCTAAAGTACAAAATAAAACATTGTTACCCATTTTTACAGCGTGGGCTGCTATTGCAACCATTACCCAAGATTTACCCCCTCCTGGATTACCAGCTACTACTCCTAAATCTCCTGGTCCTAAACCACCACCTAGTAAAACATTAATAGATTCCCAAGGGGTTGGTATTGTAATTCTTTCTTTTGAAGAATATCTTTCTTCTAAGTGGTCTTTATATATATGTCCCCCTTCTTGTTGGGTCCCTGCCTGTAAAGCATCGTTGATTAAAACTCTTATATCTTCGTAATTCCCAGCATCTAGTAAATCAACTGAGGTGTTAATTGCTGTTTTGAGGTTTTGATTTTTACAAAAATTTATGTATTCTTTTCTAATATATTTATGGTCTTCACTTTTAGAAACCTTATATATTTCTTTGATTTTTTCTTTAATGGCTAGTTTTTGGACTTCTGTTTTAATCTTCTTAAGTTCAGCCTTAAAATAATCTAAAGAAGGGATTGTTTTATATCCTTCATAGTAACTTATAATTTTACTAATAACCCATTTATCGTGTTCATTGTCAAAGTGAGAAGGAGAAATTATATCTATAGATTGTCTTAAAAAGTCAGGATCTGTAAGTAGATTAGAAATTGCCTTGTTTTGGAACGATATCCCATATTCTGTTAATTTACCCTCACTCATTTGCTAACTGTTTTATTAATGTGTTCAACCTCAAAAAACTATTATTCAACCATTGTTCTGGTCTTCCTAAAGCCTCTCCTAAAAAATCATTATTATATAACCGTATGAAGGAATTTTTGTCTAACAAATTAGAGTTACAATCCAAACTTTCCATTATCTTCATTTTGGCATGACCTGAAATGTTAGTTACTTGTAAATCCATTAATTTATAGTTCAGGTGAAGATTATCTTCATTGTTGGTTATTCTTTCAAACATTTCCCCTTCTTGTGTGGAAGCATACTCTACCACATCGGTTATACTTAATGGCGAATTTATAATTTCCGGCAAAAGTTTTGGGATTTTCTTAGGGCCTAGTCCTCTCACCCCGGTTATGTTGTCTGATTGGTCTCCTAACAGCGCCTTGTAAACTAAAAAATTAAAGCTTGGTATGTTATATTCTTTTAAAACCGTGTCGGGAGTGAAGAATCTCTTTTTAGAAGGTGACCAGACTGTAGTGTTTTCGTCTACCAATTGAAGGAAATCTTGATCACCAGAAGCGATACATATTTTGTCTCCTTTAAAAGTAGTTGTTACAAGATACGAAATAATATCGTCAGCTTCTATATTATCCACTACAATTGTTGTTAAAGGTAAATTCTCCAAATACTCACTTAAACGAGATAATTGTGTAGCCATTGAATATTGTTCATCTTCAACAGATTGAAATTGATCCCATCTTGTTAATCTCTTTCCTGGCTTTCTGTTTCCTTTATATCCAGGATGGAGTTTTCTTCTTCTTTGTGAGCCCCCTTTACCATCAAAGGTGACTATAATTCTTGTCGGATTGACTTCACGTATAAGTAAAGCCAACGATTTTAAAAAACCAACCATTCCCCCCACAGGAACCCCTTTATCATTCACAGCCCCATTCGCTGAGAAGGCCCTAATATATAAATTAAGGCCATCAATTAAGAGTATTTTATCGTTCGGATGTGGAGGGGTGTCGTTGTTGATGTTATTTAAAATATCTAAAACGCTATTCCCCATTTACTTCTTCTTTTTCTATTGCATCCACGTCCCTTGAAAAATCTTCAACTTCGTGTTGATATTTCATGATATACTTGTCACATATGTCTTCATACATGAGTTGTTTTATATCAGGCCGTGTGTTAACTAATTCATGAAACCCGTTGGCTCCTTGAAATTTTTCTTCTATTATTTCTCCAGTCTCAATGTCTATATTTCCATAAGTATACCATCCGGCTCCTCCGCCTTTCAGTACTTTGTACTTTTTTAACATAGCAAATAAACCACTGTTGTCATCTATACCAGAATCGTAGTAAATTTCATATCGAATTTTACGCTCTGGAGGACCACATCTGTTCTTCTTCACCATGACTTCTGTTTCTCTCCCTACTATCTGCTCAACACCATTAACATCTTCTTTAATTTTACTAACATTTTTAGCTAATAATCTTACTGAAGAGTGAAATTGGAGAGCCTTACCTCCTGAAGTTGTATATTTTTCAGCAAAAGCCATTGCTCCTACTTTGTCTCTAAGTTGATTTGTAACTACTAATAAAACTTTTTGTTTATAAATTAAGTTAGTTATCTTTCTTAAAGCTTTACTGTTTATGATGGATTTTTCAGTTGTAAAACCGTCTCTAGTAAAATCAGTTTCTAATTCAGCTGCTGTAGTTGCTGCTGATTGTGAATCTACAATTATAGATAGAATTTTGTTTGGGTTCTTTTCCCTAAACTTAACTACAGCGTTTTCAACTGTGGCCCAAACATCTTCTAAAGTGTCAATGGGAATATATATCATTTTCTTGGTATTTACTCCTATCGCATTTAAAAACCTAGTATCCAAGGAGGCCTCGGTGTCAATATAAACACCTACTCCCCCTTGTTCTTGGGTTGATTTTACAATATGAGCACATAAAAGAGACTTTCCTGATTGTTCCATTCCCATTACTTCAACTATTTTCCCTACTGGTAAACCACCATTGGGTCTGTTGGAAATAGCTAAATCTAGCATGGAACTACCTGTGGAAACCCAACCCATGATACTGCTCGGATCATCGTTGCCCGTACCATTTAGGAAATAGGCCATCTGTTTTTTGCCTTTCCCTAATTTAGTATTTATACTGTCTGCTAATACTTGAGACAGATCCTCTGTTAGGGAGGAAGCACTGGTTTCTTTTTTCTTCTTAGCCATAATTAATCTTCAAACAAGTCGTCTAATTCTTTATTTACATTTTTCTTTTTAGTGTCAGTGTAATTGGTTCCTGCTGCTACAGCTTCCTCTTTTTCTCCACCTTCAAGTTTTGGTTTAACCCATTCCATTAAAGCTGTTTTCATGTCTTCATACTCTACTTTAGTGTAAAGTTTCTTTACATTTGGTTGGTTTTCTAACCAATCTTCAGCTTGTTTAGCATCTTTGCTTAATGGAGTTGTTCTTGGTTTCAGTTTAATCGTAGTTGTTGGGTAAGCTTTTCCACTTTGTTCAGCAGGAATTTGCTCAAGTTTAATGTCAAAACCATCCTTAACATCCGTAATATCCCCATAATCCTCATCATCCATATATTGGAGTAATTCTGTGTATGCTTGAGGACCAAATTCCCAAAATCTAACACCTTTTTCTTCTTCACCTCTAACAATTACTGGAGCAAATACTCTCAT